TCGATGAAGATAATTAATGACTTTGAGTGTGCCAAGGGCCACAAAGAAGAATACTTTGTTGACAGGGATGTTATGAGCGTCACCTGCCGACACTGTGGTAATGAAGCAACTAAGTTGCTATCAGCACCACGAATAGCCTTAGATGGCTGTTGCGGTGACTTTCCTACTGCCTCCGATGCTTGGATAAGACGTAGGGAATCTCACATGAAGTATGAAGCAAAGATGGGTATTGGACAGGGATAAAGAAAGTCTCCCTAAAACAAAAAAGTATTCTTTCTATAAAGCTAACATAGCTCAGGGGAATTAATATGGCTGAATTTATTGATGACAGTGTAGATAATAGTTTACAAGAAGGCGAAGAACACCAAGAAATTGAACAGGCAGAAGAGCTAAGGCCAGAGCCGGTTCAGCAGACAGAGGAAGAGGATCTCCCAGAGAAGTATAAGGGTAAGGATCTCAAAGAAATCGCCAGGATGCACCAGGAGGCTGAAAAGCTAATTGGTCGTCAAGGGTCTGAAGTTGGTGAATTGCGTAAGATTGTAGACGATTTCATCAAAGCTCAAGCATCAGGTAATCAGCAACCGCAAGAGCCTGTCGAAGAAGTAGATTTTTTCTCCGATCCTGAGAAAGCAGTATCAAAAGCAATTGAAAACCATCCGAAGATAAAACAAGCTGAACAAGCTGCTCTTCAGATGCGGATCGCTGAGACGGTAAATATGCTTAAACAAAAGCATCCAGATTTTATGCAAGTTGCTGAAAGTCCTTCTTTCCAAGAGTGGGTATCGGCATCTAAAGTACGAGTTCAGTTGTTTGCTGCTGCAAATAATTATGACTTCGATGCTGCGGATGAGTTACTGACTGTGTGGAAAGAACGCAAGCAAGTAGCGGATGCAACAATAAAAGCAGAAAAACAAGACCGAGAGCGATTGATCAAGAGTGCTACTGCGACAGCAGCAAAAGGAAGTGAAGAAGCTCCTTCTAAGAAGATTTATAGGCGTGCGGATATTATAAAACTGATGCAAAACGATCCAGACAGATACGATTTAATGCAGCCAGAGATTATGGCAGCGTATCGTGAGGGTCGTGTTCGTTAACTTAACTTTATACAAAGGATATTATCATGGCACTTGGAACCGATCACGTACTAGTTGGACAGGCTAAAACAGCAGGTTTTGTACCTGAAGTATGGTCTGATGAAATCATTGCTGCTTACAAGAAGAATCTTGTAGCTGCAAACCTTATCAAGAAAATGAACTTTAAGGGTAAAAAAGGCGATACCGTCTACTTCCCTGTACCTGTTCGTGGTAATGCTACTGCAAAGAGCAAGACTGCCCAGGCACAAGTTGTTCTGATTCCTGAGACTGGCACTAAACTGACTGTCAGCATCGATCAGCATTATGAGTATAGCCGCTTGATTGAGGACATCACGGAAGTACAAGCTCAGTCGTCACTTCGTCGCTTTTATACGGATGATGCTGGTTATGCGCTATCTACCCGCATCGACACTGATGTGTTGGCTCAGGCTTCTAAGGCTCAGGGTGGTGCTGGTAACGCTACTTATGACAAGGCTGTTATCGGCGGTGATGGCTCTACTCTGTACACTTCTGGCTCTGCTAATGCTACGGCGATTACTGACGCTGGTATTCGTAAAGTAATTCAGACGCTGGATGATCAGGACGTACCTATGGATGGTCGTTTTATGATTATTCCTCCTGTAACGCGTAACACGTTGCTTGGTCTGTCCCGCTTTACTGAGCAAGCCTTTGTTGGCTCTGGTGACTCTATCCGCAATGGTCAGATTGGTGACATCTATGGCGTAAAAGTCTATGTGTCCACTAACTGTGCTACTGCTACTGGCGGCGCACGTATTGCTGTTATGGCACATCCTGAGTTTGCTGTGTTGGTTGAGCAGCTTGGTGTTCGTGTTCAGACCCAGTACAAGCAAGAGTACCTTGCTACGCTGCTGACTGCTGACACGCTGTACGGTGTTGGTGAGTTGCGTGATAAATCAGCAGTTGCCATCGCTGTTCCAGCCTAATAACTCAACAGCCCCTTCGGGGGCTTAACCCTTTTAGGAGATTATTATGGCTTTAACCTCTGTAAAAATTAATTCCAATGCTCGTCAACAGTTCCCTGGAGTATTCTCCAATGTAACCGTTGCTAGTGGCGTTAAAGACTTTGGTACTATCGCTGATGGTGTTGATGCTCAAGATACTATTGCTATTCCTGGCGTAGCTGCTGGTGATATGATTCTTGGTGTATCTTCTTCAGCAAATGACAAACTAACGCTGTCTGGTACTGTTGCTGCTGCTGGCTCTGTTGCTATTACTGCTGTTAATAACACTGGTGGTTCAGTAACTTCAACTGCTACTGCTGTTTATACTGTTGTTGTAGCTAAACTAGTTTAATATAGCCCCTTCGGGGGCTTATTAATATATAGTCGGAGATATAATGTCAATTTATCGTGGCCCAGATTCTTCGTTTGGTATTCCTGTAGGACCGACAGGACCGACTGGTCCACAAGGAGCACAAGGCGTTATTGGTTTAACCGGACCTACTGGCCCTACTGGCCCTATTGGTCCTTCTGGTGGTCCTGCTGGACCCACTGGCCCTACTGGTAGCATTGGACCTACTGGTCCTACGGGACCACAAGGCAATATTGGCCCCACCGGACCAACTGGTAATATTGGTCCCACTGGCCCCACTGGTGCAGCATCGACAGTACCAGGACCAACTGGCAACACAGGACCAACAGGGCCACAAGGCTTAACTGGTCCTACTGGCCCAACTGGTCCTATTGGCCCCACTGGAACGCCTGGAAGTGGCTCAGGAACTGTTACTTCTGTTGGTGGTACAGGTACAGTTAATGGTATTACTCTAACAGGTACAGTCACATCTTCTGGTAATTTAACCCTTGGTGGCACTCTTTCTAATGTGAGCTTGACTACCCAAGTCACAGGAACTTTACCCGTTGCAAACGGTGGTACAGGCATTACATCGTTCGGTACTGGTGTAGCCACTTGGCTAGGTACCCCTTCTTCTGCAAACCTAGCAGCAGCCGTTACGGATGAGACAGGTTCTGGTTCTTTAGTTTTTGCTACTTCACCAACTCTTATTACTCCTGTACTTGGTACTCCAACATCTGGACAACTTAGTAATTGTACTGTTGATGGTACAGATGCGGTTGGTTTTAGAAACACACCTGTTAATTCACAAACTGCTGCATATACGTTAGTGTTGGCTGATTCTGGTAAAACAATACTCCATCCTGCATCAGACAATAACGCACGAACATTTACAATTCCTGCAAACTCAAGCGTTGCTTATCCTGTAGGTACTGTAATTACTTTTGTAAACTTGATTAACACAGTAACAATTGCAATTACTTCTGACACAATGTATCTTGCTGGTCCTGGAACTACAGGGTCACGAACACTTGCTGCTTATGGTGTTGCATCCGCAGTAAAGGTTGCTTCTACTACTTGGGTAATTTCAGGGAATGGCCTTACATGACCGGAATACTTAATGCTCTTTTAGCTGCTTATAAAAGCGGCAGTACTTACACCATTATCCAAACCTTTACCGCATCTGGCACCTGGACTTGCCCTACTGGTGTGACTGAAGTCGAATACTTGGTTGTTGCTGGGGGTGGGGCTGCTCCAACTCAAAATACAACTGCTGGGTCTGGTGGTGGGGGTGCTGGTGGATTTCGCACCGGTACAGGATTATCTGTTACAGCCGGAACGTCATACACTGTTACTGTTGGAAGTGGTGGTGCAACAGGTTTAAATGCCGCCGCAACAAGTGGCTCTAATTCGGTTTTTAGTACAATAACTGCGGCTGGCGGTGGTAAAGGAGGATATTTTCCTAATGTTGCCGGTAGTAATGGTGGATCTGGCGGTGGCGGTGGAAGTGCGGCTAGTGGTGGAACTGGTAACACACCATCTGAATCTCCGTCTCAAGGTAATAATGGAGGCGCTGGCGGGGCATCTGGTGGTGGTACTCATGCAGGAGGTGGCGGCGGTGCTGGTGCTACTGGCGACCCTTATCGTTCTACAAGCCCTGTAGGTGGCGGAAATGGCGGTAACGGAACGTCATCTTCTATTTCAGGCGTTTCAGCTACCTATGCTGGTGGTGGTGGAGGCGGAGGCGGTGGTAGTTCTACCGTATCAGTAGGTGGAACTGGAGGAGGCGGTGCTGGCGGGGCTGCTCCTGCTCCTGGTACTGGTACGTCTGGAACCGCTAATACAGGCGGTGGAGGTGGTGGAGCTGGATTCGGTGGTGGCGGAACTGTTGCTGGTGGTAACGGCGGCTCTGGCATTGTCATCATCAAGTACACAGTACCTTCTCAGACTGTCTTTACCTTTACAACTTCTACAAAATGGGTTTGCCCGACAGGGGTAACTTCTGTTGATTACCTTGTTGTTGCTGGAGGTGGAGGTGGTGGGGGTGGAATAGACGGGGGTGCTGGTGTTGGTGCTGGTGGAGGTGCGGGTGGTTTTAGAACAGGTACAAGTCTGGCTGTATCAGCAGGTACAGAATATACAATTACTGTTGGGTCAGGCGGGACCGGCGGGGACAACGCAGTTGGTGGATATGGTTCAGACTCCACATTTAGCACTATTACTTCGACTGGTGGTGGCGGTGGCGGTCGTGGTGGCAGTGGAACAGGACTTAATGGTGGCTCTGGTGGTGGTGGCGCTAGGGGAGGATCTGGTGGTTTAGGAAACACCCCAAATACGTCCCCTTCTCAAGGTAATAACGGTGGCGGTAGCGTTGATTCAGCACCTAATTATGGATCTGGCGGGGGTGGTGGTGCTTCTGCCGTTGGTGGTACAGGCACAAGTACGGTAGCTGGAAACGGTGGTAATGGTACAGCGTCTTCTATTTCTGGCTCATCTGTAACCTATGCTGGAGGAGGTGGTGGCGGCACTTTTGCTGGTGGTACTGCTGGAACGGGGGGAACGGGCGGTGGAGGAGCAGGAACAACTTCTGGCACTGTAAACGGCGTGTCCGGGACTATAAATACAGGAGGTGGTGGTGGCGGTGCAGGAACAACAGCACCTAATACCAGTTCTGTTGGGGGATCAGGCGGCTCTGGAATCGTAATCATAAAGATCAACCAATGACGACTAAAATTTATAAATTTGTTGGCATAGATACAGCCATGCACTTGCTTCGCCCTGGGGCTAAGTGGGAGATCAGCAACACCATGTTTACACGGTGGGAAGACCCTAGACCTTGCCCTACATGGGAAGAAGTACAAGAGACGATAGAAAAGATCAAAGCGTTTGAAGACTCTATCAACACCATTTGGCTACCAGAGCAGATCGAACAGATTACAGGCCAACAAAGACAGATTGAGGATGCTATCAATGCTGCATAACCTTTTCCCTCAACCTGTTGGCATCTACAAAATAGACCGTGATCTGACCGCAAAAGAATTGTCGTTTATCAAGGGTCAAGAGACTCGCCCAAACATGGGCAACACAACTTCTGTAGACAACACGATTCTGCGGAATAAAGAACTAACGAAACTCAGAGACTTTATCGAGACTTCTGTTGCGGATTATTTTAAGACTGTCCACAACCCCAAGCACAAGGTAGACCTCAAGATCACGCAGTCATGGACTAACTACACAGAGCCAGGCCAATGGCATCACAAACACGCACACCCTAACTCGTTTGTATCTGGCGTGTTCTATCCACAGGCCAACAGAGAGACGGACAAGATTTACTTCTATCGTGCGGGGTTCCAGCAGATTAAATTCCCACCTGAGAACTGGAATATCTACAACTCAGAGTCTTGGTGGTTTGAGGTCGGCACAGGTGATCTTGTTCTGTTTCCTTCCAGCCTAGAACACATGGTAGAGACGGTGCAGGGCAACCAGACCCGGATAAGTCTGTCGTTTAATACTTTCCCTGTCGGCAGTATCGGTGAAGAAGTAAGCCTAACTGGATTACAGATTGGAGAACTAGATGGCGCATTTCGCTAAGATTGAAGATGGAGTGGTGACTCAGGTCATCGTTGTAGACAACAAAGACACAGCCGATGCTGCTGGCGTAGAGAAAGAGCATATCGGTTCGGCGTTCTGCGAGCGTCTATTCGGTGGTACTTGGATGCAGACCAGCTACAACGGCAACAAACGGAAGAACTATGCTGGTATCGGATACACCTACAACGCCGATATTGATGCGTTTGTCCCGCCCAAACCTTTTGCAAGTTGGTTGCTGAACAATGACACGGCACAGTGGGAACCGCCAGTACCTATGCCTGATGATAATAATAAATATCAGTGGAATGAAGACAATATAGCATGGGAAATAGTTGACACGCAAGTATAAAAATGTTATCATAGACGCCGCTAATCAACGGAGCATCTATGACAACTAGCACAGGTGATGGTGGAGTACCCTACACAGTAGCGATAGTGGCAATGGGGCCTAGTAGAAGTGATTATATAAACGACTGTATCAGCAAGTCAAGCCGGTTTCAAGTAGCAGATGAGACTTGGGCTATCAATGCAATGGGTAGTATTATTCAGCATGATAGATTGTTTGTGATGGATGACTTGCCTTACTTTGCAAAGGTAGCAAGATCAGAGAATCCTGGACTTGTCGGTTATTCCGACTGGTTGCATAAGCATCCTGGGCCAATATACGCACAGAAGGCTTATAAAGAGTTCCCAGGTGCTGTGGAGTATCCGCTTGAAGATGTTCTTAATGTAATACAGTATCCTTACATTAATAACACCACTGCTTATGCTTTGTGTTATGCAATATATTTAGGTGTGAAGCATATTAAGTTGTATGGAATGGATTTTACCTACGCTAATAATCGTGGGTTTGCTGAAGCTGGACGAGCCTGTATAGAACACTGGATTAGGGATGCTTGTTGGCGTGGTATTAAAGTCACCATAGCACCTTCGTCAACCCTGATGGATACGCATAACAGGGTGTTGTATGGTTACTCTGTTCCACCTAAAGTAGAGAAAATCGACGGTAAATATAAGGTTTCCTTTAACCAAAACTAAAGAGGATAGAATGGCAATACAACATGAGACAGCAAAGACTGCCGGTGATGCGTTATCATTAGTAACGGTTGTTGGTACTCTAGCAGAGGTATTGCCAGCTATTGCTGCACTGCTGACTATTATATGGACGGGTTTTCGCATATTCGAGACCTCCACCGTACAAGGCTGGTTAGGGAAGAAGAATGTCAAGAAAGATTAGTTTAGGCAAGACCAAGAACACTGCTGCCAAGGAAACGATTTATACAGTTCCTACTAAACAGACAGCATTGTGGACTTTGCTGTATGTAGTTAACATTGGTTCTAACAATAAAGAGGCTGCGGTGTATTGGTATGATAAGTCTGCTAATGCAGAGTATGGAATTGTCAATGCTTCTTTCAACTCAGGCACTGGAGTAGAATGGGGTGGACAAGGTAAGTATGTAGTAATGGAAGAGGGTGATGAGATTAGGATAGAGATAGAAGACAATCAAACTACATTTACCTTTGTTGTATCGTTAGAATTAGATCCTAAATTAGCAGTTCAATTTAATACTTAAGGAGTATTATTATGCCTATGGTCGGAAAAAAGAAATTTCCTTACACTAAGGAAGGTAAGAAAGAAGCTAAGAAATACGCTGAAAAAAAAGATATGAAAAAGAGTATGACTAAGCAACCTGCTAAGAGGGGTTATTAAAATGGTGTACGATAAAGGATTTATTGCTCTTCGTAAGAAGAAAGCTACTGTAGGCACTGCTGTTCTTACAGCAAATAAACTTACTTCTGTTCCACTAACTGATGGTGGTTTTGGATACACTAGCACAGGCGCTATTACTATTGCTGCTCCTGCTGCTGTTACCTTTAATGGTGCTACTGGTGTTGATGATACCACTGAAGAGATTACCCTTACTGGTCATCCTTTTGCTACTGGTGATAAAGTTACTTATGCTGATGGTGGTGGCACAGAAATTGGTGGTTTAACTGATGGTGATGATTATTTTGTCATTAAGGTAGGCGCTAATACTATTCAACTTGCGGCTACACTTGAGGACGCTATTGCTGGTGATGAGATTGACCTAACTGATGGTGTAGGCGCTTCACACACACTAACTGGTGAGACTGCAACTGTAGCGCTTACTTTAGGTGATTTAGGTGCTATCACAGCCATTACTGTTACTAATCCTGGTAGTGGGTACGCTTCTGCTCCTTCAGTAACTGTAGCAGATCCACCTACAGGTGCTGGCGCTACTAAGTTGATCTTATCTGGTGGTGAGCGTGTCTCTGTTGGTTCTTCTGGTACTTTTAGTGCTACATTTAAGACTGAAGGATCACTTGATGGCACTACTTGGTATGATCTTGATACAACCTTAAGCACTGTTCTGTTTAAACAATATGCAAATCCTTTGCCTTATATCAGGGTTAACATGACTGCTTATACTTCTGGTGATCTTATTGTTAAGGCTCACTATTAATGAAACAGGGACTGTACGCAAACATTCACGCTAAACGTAAACGTATTGCTGCTGGCTCTGATGAGCGTATGCGTACTCCTGGCTCTAAAGGAGCGCCAACAGCAACAGCGTTTAAAGAGGCTAAGAAGACTGTTCGTAAGCGTTCAAATAAAGGCGCTTAAGTAACATAAAGGAACATATATGCCGCTTAAGAAAGGCTCATCACAGAAAACAGTTTCTGCGAATATCAGGAAGCTCCGTAAGGAAGGCTATCCTGCCAAGCAAAGTGTGGCTATTGCCTTATCAACGGCAAGAAAGAAAAAGAAATGAAACTCTGGATTGCTGTAGTAGTCTTCTGTATCGATGGGCAATGCGCCTTCTGGAAGCCTGATGAAAACTTTTACAGCGAACGAGAGTGTACAGCAGCAGCACAAAGATTTATGTACAAAGCAGAACAAGAATTAGATGTAGAGTTTATTGAAGGTGTTTGTCTACCAATCAACACCAAGGATCAAACATAATGGTTAAGAAGGCTTACCAAAACCCTGAAGGTGGTTTAAACGCTAAAGGCAGGGAACACTTTAAGCGTACTGAAGGCGCTAATCTAAAGCCTCCAGTGTCTGCTAAAGAGGCATCAAAGTCCCCTACAGCAGCCAAACGAAGGAAGTCTTTCTGTGCGCGTATGAGTGGTGTTCCTGGGCCTATGAAAGACTCTAAAGGTAAGCCAACAAGAAAAGCGCTAGCATTAAATAAATGGGATTGCCGATGACTACCAAAACATATTTACAAGCGATTAACGAGGTATTGATTCGTTTACGTGAAGACCCTGTTACTGCTCCTACTGATAATGCTTATTCTCGTCTTATCAGTGTCTTTGTTAATGATGCTAAAAGGCAGGTAGAGGATACGTATAACTGGAATGCTCTCAGTGCCACTATAACTGTTGATACCAGTGACAACATCTTTAGATACATTATGACTCAATCAGGTCAGCGCTTTCGTGTCTTAGATGCTATCAATCAAGAAAAAGACTGGTTTATGATTCCTGAAACAACAGGGAAGATGAACGAGTTGTTTATGAACCAAGGTACTACTCTTAAAGGCCCACCTGATCGTTATAACTTCAATGGTGTGGACGCTAATGGTGATACCTATGTAGACCTCTATCCCATCCCTGATGGTGACTACAGCATCTACTTTAACGTAATAGCCCCTACAGGGCCTCTTGTAGCCTCTTCAGACCCTATCATAGTTCCTTCTGAGCCTGTGATATTCCTAGCCTACTCTAAGGCGCTCCTAGAGCGTGGAGAGGACTCTGGCGTGACCAGTACCGAGGCATATCAGCTTTATCTACAGTCTTTGTCAGATCATATTGCTATTGATTCTGGCAAGTATACAGATGAAACTACCTGGGTTGCTATTTAATGAAACCAATACAAACAGCTAGTATTGCTGCACCAGGCTTTCTTGG